GCGCCGGTACCGACGCCCGAAGCAGCGTAACTGCCGGCTCCGTGATCGGTGATGATGCGAGCCGCGATATCGTCGACACTCGCGCCGCCGGATATAGTCCGCAGAAGGTAATTTCCACGGCTAGAATTACTCTCGTCTGTCACATCGTAGCCTGCGATTTCCTGTGCGCCATCGGGCGGGACGCAGTCGATCACGAAAGCGGAAAACAAGCTGGTGTCGGTGATTCCGATGGTGAGCGGGTCGCCCCAAATGCCGGCTACCAACCATCGGTAAGCGACGTTCGCTAACGACGCTCCCGGAAGAGTCATCACGAATATCATGGGCTTGGTCTGCTCGCGACGCGCCAGAGCAATTCGCCGGCCTGTTTCGAGTGAACGAGCGTCGCCCAAATGGATGTGCGCTCTCCGCTGGTGAGACTGAATCCGGTCTTATCGTTAACGTCCACCTTGCCCGTGGTGATAGTGAGCGCGGATGGGATTCGCGTTAATAGCGTCGTAGTCCCGGATGTATCGCCACCGGAATAAGTGGATCGCGAAGAAATCGCAGCATCGATGTCGGTCGTGAACAGTTTTCCAATCGAGCCGGTCGTTGTGAAATCGCCGCTCGAAGTTAGATCCTGCCAAATGGTCGTGGCAATCGTAGCCGCGCTCGGCGGCGCGGTGTAACTGGATGAGAGCAGCCAATCGCCTTTGCCATTCAAGGCGCCAGCTGCAATCCCGGAGGCGGTGAGCCAGTTGGCCGGGATACTCGGAAGATTCGTGAGCGTGGTGACTGTGCCCGAATCAACGATCACGTGCTGACTGGCTGCGAGCAAGACGCTCGCGCCAATGTCGCGTGCTGTCTGTGTCGTTCCAGCGATCTTGATAACGTCCACGCGGCCGCTGCCGTCGATCGAGAGAGAAGAAAAGTTGGACGGGAACGTTTGGCTAAGAGAATAGCCAGTCTTGTCGTTATTGGTTCCAACGGTCACGCCGTCCCCTGGCAACAGCGAGACCACCTGCCAAATCGGATCGCTCTCGTCCGCGCCGGTGCTGGTCACACGCAAGCGCAATTCGCCAAGCGTATCGGTGTGCGACGTGGTAAAGGCGAGCTTGTAGATGCCGCCCTCTAATTCGGTTACAGTAGGCGTCACAGTGGCAAACGAAGCCGCAGCTTTCGACGCCTTGATTGTGAGCGTAAGGCCAGTCTTCCCGGTGACGTGATCGGTCGAATCGATCATCACGACAGTCACGTTCGCGGCAGTGCTTTGTTTTAGCACGCCGGAGATGGCGAAGGCGGAGAATTGAAAGCTTGCAATCCCGAGAAGTATGAGGGCTATTTTTTTCATTGTGGCGGCTCTATAGGGCGAAATACATTGAGTTTGTGCTGCTTGACGTGAAGCAAGTCTTTGGCTAACTCCTTACCCTTTTTCGTAATAAAGAGCTTGGTTTCGGCTCCCTTTTGGCGATTAACAATGCCGCGAGAAACCAGATCAGTTATTTCGTCCTGATCTTTTGCGCTTGTTAATAGACTAATGTCGATGCTGTCGTTTCTATAGGACTCAACGACGATGCCCTCTTGGAACTTTGTTGTGTTCGCCATCTCCGAAATGTCGAGGTCCAAGTCATAGATGTTCTGGTCAGAAGCAGAAGGATGAAAACATCCAGTTGCGAAAAGAAATGAACAAAGCACGAGCGATAAGGGTAGGAGTTTCATTGGCTTGCAGCTTCTCCTGTTTTCATTGTGGATTTGCGATTCTGGCGCGCGAAACTCCGCCAGCGCAAGGCGTAGGCGTAACGGTTGGCGTTGGAGTATTTGTCGGCGTTGCCGTAGCTGTGGCCGTAGCTGTGGCCGTTGGCGTTGGCGTCGGCGGTTCGAGCGCACCAAGGCTTTCAAACGCGGGCTTTCCTGCGTGAAATCCTGGCGATGTGTAGATCAAATTATAATTGTTTCCAGCCGAGTTTACGTAATCCGAAGTCCCTGCCCCACTAGTGATGTCATTGTAGCTTGTAGCGGTGATCCAATCGCCAGCGTTATTGTAAGTCGAGGCATTGTCGCGGAAACGATTGTTAGCTGTAAACGCTGCATTTGCTGTGCTAACCATGTCGATTCCGTCACCCGTATTGTCAGTGATCATATTGCCGATGATCGTGCCCAATGCTCCATTTCCTGTGTCTTCGTGAATTCCGTCAGCCGTATTGCTAACAATGGTGTTATACAGGACGCATGGCACCGTCCCGACATCGATAAAGTGGATTCCGTTTCCGCCAGACGTAAAAATAGTGTTCTTCACAAAGACTGGCGTAGCATTCGACGCGAATATCCGTATGCCATCAGTTGGCCCGCCATTTATCCGATTGGCGACTATACGGGCGCCTGCTACCGCAGTTACTTGCACAGCGGCTGTTCCACCGGAAGCTCCAGACATTGTGATGTCACTATCGAACAAGACACATCGAGAACCGCTAAGGGTCAGACCAACCACGCTTCCAGTGTTACTATCCGTGACCGTGCAAGACTTCATCACGCTGTCTGAACCTAGATTAAATTGCGGGTTTGATGAGGCTCCTGAAAACTGAATCGTCTCGAATAAAATGAACGCGTTGCCTGATCCAGCCTCACGTCCACTTGTGTAACTAATCAGTGGCATGTTGGTAGTAATGAGCGGCCCATTACTGTTGGTGCGTCCAAGATAACCATCGCCAATCGTGCTGCTGTAGCCTCTGATAATGATGGGGCTGGTTACGGTTCCAGAATTAGTAAATGTATCAATACTGCTGGTTCTCGAATACGTGCCAGCCTTAACGTTCACCCTGTCGCCTGCCACTGCGTTAGTCAGCATCGTAGCCCATGAGCAAGGCGTCGCGGAATTGGTGCAGTTCGCCCATGTGTCCGTGCCTGTGGTTGTGACGTAATGCTCGGTGATCGCGCCGAACGCATTGGAGCCGACCGACAAGATCAGGATTGCAGCAATGGCCAGATATGCGCGAAAGCCGCGTGACGCTGAAAGCGCTTTTACGCGGGTTTCAGGATCGTACTCGATTGTCATTCCGCTTGTGCGGAGCGTGTCACCGAAAAGTTTTTAGAACACGAAGGCCAGCGAGTAGCTGATCGCCGTGTTGTCGCCGCCGGCAGTCAGCACGGCCGCGTCCAGGCGCACGTAGCGCTTTAGGCCGATCGGAAGCTTGAACTGATAGGCGAACGCGGCAGCCCCGGAGGAGCTGACGCCAGTGATAACCTGCGCGGGCACGTCGGTCACTGCCGCGAAAGTGATGTTGTCCGCGCTGTCTTTGAGAGTCAGCGTGATCGTTTTTGCGTCCACCAACGAAGGCGTAGCAGGCACGGACATGAGAAGCTCAACGCCCGGGAAGTCGATTCTCCCTGGATCGTCGTTCCCGCTGTCGATGCTGGTTGTGAAGTTCGCCGCGGCCGCAGCCGGCAGCGCTTTCGTCACGATGAGGTTCGCGTCTTTGAGCGTTCGCGTGTTTTGGATTACTTGAGCCATAGATTCCTTATTGGTGCAGTCCCGCGCGCTCAGTCGTGAGCAGTGAGTCTGTGGGCTGGATCGCGACGCCGAGAATGTCCTCGGGCATGTCGGGCCACACGCCGGCAGGTCCGACGCCTTTGCCCGTTCCGGTGACGTACGTGGTCTGGCGGGATTTCTGCAGCATGTACAGTTGCGCCGCATTGATGAACCAGCGCCATTTCGATTTGTCCGCGCGAAGTGCCAGAGGCACCTTGCGCCAGAGCGCAGCAGCGACCGCGTCGCTGAGGCCGTGCGAAGATTCGTCCAAATTTTTGATTCGGTAATTGGCCTTCTGCCGTTCCACGACCAGTCCGAGGTAACTCAGGAAGTTGTTGGCGAACGCCATCAGCTTCTTGCTTGAGTCGTTAGGATCGGAAACTTGCTGCTTGATCCATTGATCGCTCATCGTGAACCGGCCGCCGTTGCCGACGAACAGGTGAACGCCTTCGGGATTAACCGGGTTGTCGTCGAGATAGACCAGGTAGGCGCTGGAAGAGTCCGCGCCGGCGCTGCCGCCGCCGTCGAGCTCGTTGTTGTCCGTATCGACTTGCGTCGAGAGCCCCTTGAACCCGTCAGCTGCGATCGCTGCGCCGTACCAGATCTGGCTGCCGATGTTGATCACGCTGCCTTTGAGCGTTGCAACCGCTTCGTCAGTGAGAATGTCGCCAGTCTCAAGCTCCGGATTCTCGGCGCGCGCTGCAATCACGATGTCTTCGTTGATCTGCATTTGCGCATCGAAGATGCACATGGAGCCGGTGTCCCGACGCCATGCAGACTTCGTAAGGGAAACGCCGGCGCCGGCTTTGCGGAACGCTCCGGTCGGCAACTCGGTGCGGGTGAGAGTGGTGTAGGTGATTCCCGATTTCGGGAACGCAGGAATCACGGAGAGTTCGGGCGCGTAGGTGAGAACGCCTTCGATCAGTGCGGAGACGCCAACCCCGCTGCGGGCGGCGAGGTCGAGAAGTGTGTAAGTTCCAGTCATAAAATTTTAGCTGTCCGTCGCGAGCGCGATTGGTTTCCAAAAAGCGCCGAGCCGCTGCCGCCAGGGCATCGATGCGTCGACTTTCTTTTCAGTTGTTTGGTCGCCGGTGTTGTGCGCTTTCGCAGGGAGCGCTGTGCCGGCGCGCGCAGCGATTTCTCGCGCTTTCACTTCGGCGGTTTCGTCGACAGTCTTGTGTTCGTCCTCGAGCTGTTTCACTCGGGCGTTTGAATTTTTCAGATCGCGTTGGGCCGTTTCGAGATTCGTTTTCAGCTCGTTCACGTCGACGACTTCGACGCCGACACTCACAGTCGCAGTCGGCGCGGCGGTCGCGGCAGGAGCGGGCTCGTCAGCTTTCGCTTTCTTGCCCTTCATGGGCATGTCCTTGCCGTCTTTGCCCTTGTTCTTGTCGTCCTCATCGGGCTCGGGCTTCGGAGCGGGCTTTAGCTGCTCTTCGAGCTCGGAAATTTTTGTGTCTTTGGTGTCGGCCTCGCCAGTGAGGCGAAGAATCTCGGACTGCGCGGTCTCGAGCTGATCTTTCAGTGTTGCCATCGCCGCCTTCGGCGATGTCAACTCACGGCGTCGGAGTCGGCGTCACTGTTGCCGTAGCGGTAGCAGTTACCGTGGCCGTAGCAGTGGGCGTGGCCGTCGCAGTAGAAGTCGGCGACGGCGTGACGATCACAGCAAAGACCACAACTGATTTGGTGCCGTCACCGTTGTCGTGGAGCCGGACCTGCACGTTGTTATTGGTCGCCGAATCGACCATCGATCGATCGAGGCCAATTGAATCGGATCCAAGCGCGGCGATTACCAGCGCTGCAAAACTTACGAGCGTTAAAAGCAGTCTCATATTGCGGGAAACGGCGTGTCACCCCCGAGTAAAAGCCCTCGCGCCCTCCACTCGGCTTTAACCGCGTGAATCGGCGCAGCCGATTTTTACGCGGTCAGAATGCGCGCGCGATCGCTTCGTCGAGCCCGACCACGATCTGATCAGCGAACCCGAGGCGGACCGCGTCGGCGCCGAGATATACCTGCGCTTCCATGTCGCTGCGTTGGATCTGCGGCCGCGCCATGCTCACTTCGTCGCGGAACATCGCGCCAATTTCGTCAACGCGGTTCTGCAGGTAATCGCGCTCGTCATTGGAGAGCGGTTTCCACGGTGCGCCGGCGGTTTTGTATTTGCCGTCCTGGAAAGATTCCATCTTGAGTCCGAGCAACGACATCTGTACCGACTCATCCAGGAACGCAGCGTAACATCCGATCGAGCCGGCAGCGGAGCTCGGTGAAAGAAAAATTTGGTCTGTCATGCAGCCTAGCCAGTACGCGGCAGAGCAGCCGGTCGCGAAATACGTTGCCGTGTTCACGATGCTCGAGAGCATTTTAATTCGCATCGCAGTTTCAGGGACGCCCGGGAACGAGCCGCCTGGGGAATCAATGCTCAGCATGAGGTTGGCGATCCCTTTGTCTTTCGCGATGCGCCCAAGCGCGTTGTCCACGTCGTTGAGGTCGGTCGCTGAAAAACTGATGCGATCCATTCCCGACAGGTTCTTGTCGATGGGACCGTCGATGTGCACGATCGCTGTCGGCCCGCGGATCTCGAGCAGATCGTCCGTGCGCTTAACGGCGCGCTCCGGATCCATCTTTTGTACCCCGGGCGGAGTCTGCGGGATCTGGCCGCGCATCACTGCGAGCAGCGCCATTTCCAATCCGGCGCGGAATGAGGCTTCAACCAGGACAGGCTGGCAAAAGAGTTTCGTGAAAACTTTATCGTAACGCATTGGTCTGTTTCCTCTCCCACTCGATGCGTTTGAGCTGGTTTTCCCATTGCCTCATCAGCCCGTCGTAACAGCGCTCCATCCTTTCGAGCTGGTGTGCGTTTTCGATCGAGCGCTCGACGTTTGGTTCGTCGTCGTCGTAGTGCAGATATGCCTCCTCGAGAGCGTGCAGCTGGGTCTCGCATAGGAGCCCGACCTGATCGAACCGTTCGACGTCGTCCCGGAACGACGCAAGCCGCGCGACGGCGCGAATAGCTTCAAGATCACGCCTCTCTTTTTCCGCGCGAAGACGTTTAATGTCATCGACGGCGGTGTTGGGTGTGATCGTAATCATGCTGCCTGTTTCAACTCGTCCCCGTTTTGATCGACTGCTGTCACCTCTGGGTTGGGATCGGCGCCGGGGCTGCCAACAGTCCCAGGTTTCGGCGCGCGCCACAGCGGAAGGTTTTCTTTCAGCCGTTGCAGCCACTCGGGCGGAGCTCCCTGCGCTTCCGCCATTTTGATGAACTCGATGGGCTCGCGGATCCACTGCTTCATCACGGCGCGGTAATTGAGGCCGCGCGCGTTGCAGTATTCCCTCATCGTGATCAGACCGTTGGCCAGTAGCTCGATCAGGATTTGGTTTTCTTTGCCGTTGTCGACTGTGACGCGCGGCGGAAGCTGCCAGGCAATTTTCATTGCCCAATTCGGATCCTTGCACTCGGTCAGCCGGCGAATCTTGATGCGGTGCGAGAGATATCGGAACGCGATCGGCGTGTTAAAGCGATCGCATAGTCGGTCCCCAAGTATTTGGAAAAACAGATCAGCGCGCGCGAGAATGAAGCGCACGTTCGGGCCGTTCATCTTCGCGACGTTCCAGAAAAATTCTGGCGGAACGCCCCAGCTCAGACAGGCGTCACGCATCAGCAGATCTGTAATGAACGCTTCGACCAGAGGCGACGGCGATTGCGCGGTGATCAGCTTTGCGTCGCCTTCCAGGTCGTCGAGGTAAATGATTCCGCCGCCGGCGGTGGCGACCATCTTCTCGATCTGCGCGCTGTTGGGATCCGGTGCACCGGTGTCTGTCACGCCGGCCTGGCCGACTGCGCCGAACGCGCCTTTCCTGCGGCTTTTCTTTACGCCTTTGAGTGCGAGCGCGAGAAGCTGCTGCGCTTTGGCGCTGCGCGTCGCAAGTTTTTTGAGCTCGTGAATGTCGACGAGCGGATTAACGGCCTGCGCGAAATCGGTGATCCCGCGCGTTTGATTAACCGCGTGCGGCTTATACCAATGAATCATCTGCGCCGCAGGGATCGGTGCGTAATGCCCTAAAATGTCGCGCGTCCAGTACGCGGTGGCCTTGGAATTTTGATTGACCTCGACGCCGTCAAAGATCGGATTTGTGCCGACAACCAGCGGGACCGGTGAGCCGACTTCCTCGCTGTCATACAACTGAAAACACGGCTCTGGATTGCCGGGCGTGCCCCATTCAGGATTCTCGGTTTTCGCGCAGAAGAATTCGCCGCGGATCATGCGCTGCTCGATCGCGGTGGTCTGCGCTTCGTAGAAATTTCTGCGCCCGGAGAGATCGCAGCGATCGGGAGTCAGCGCGTAATTTTCAAAGTCTGCTTCGGCCGCGGTGTTCCATTCGATGTCCTCGCTGTCCAGTTGCAGCGAGACGCCTTTTCCGATCGTGTGCCGAGCGATGCCTGCGACGCCTTCTTTCACTACACCAAAATTTTGCCAGGCCCATTCCGCATGATCGTTCAGAGCTTTGCGGGTGCGCCGGTTGATGTAGAAGCGCGAATCGGGCGGAATCAAAAACCGTAGATTCGATCGATCAAGAGAACCGTCGATTGCTTCGGCAAACGCGCGGCTGCCAAACCCCACCCACGAAAACGGCCACCAATTTTTTACAGCAGGCATGGGCTAGTAGAGAAGTGGATCCAGCGGCAGCGAGTTGGGATTGCGCGTGTCGATGCGCGAGAAGTCTATGAACGTGACCGGCGAATCGCCGGCCTCGCCGTTGAAGGTTTTGATCGCCGAAACGACGGCCGAGAATTGCTCTTCGTTGGTCATCGTGACCTGCCACTCGAATGTCTTTCCGATCGGGGAAGTGGTGATCAGCGTTTTGCCGTCGCCGGTGTTGATCTTTAGGAACAGCGCATCGCGCAGCTGGACGAGAGGCTGCACGTCATTGATCTGCGTCGCGTAGTCGACCAGCGCCTGAGTGTATTCTGTGAGATTTAGCCTGAAGAGACTCATCTGGCACTCAGGCGAGTGTCAAAACGAAAGTGCTTTGACTTGGACGGCGCCGGAGTCTTACGACTGGCGCGCGGGAACGTATCCGACCGATCGCCCTGCGCGTTCAGTCGGGGTTAGGACCGCGTGGTCCGGCAGCTGCCGGACTTTTACGCGGCCGTCAGCTTTGCTTCTTGGCTTCTTCGGCGGCGAGTTCCTCTCTCCGCTCTGCGCGCACCTGGTCGAGCCGTTCTTCGATAGTCGGCGCCAACACGCGCTGCATTTTTTCCATGTCGCCCAGGTGATTCAGTTTTCGGCGAGAATGAAAACCTTTCTTGCCGTCGATCTCGCCGTAAAATTCGTCGGTGAGTTGTTCGCGATAATGTTTGTCGATGTTCGTCGGCAACCACCAGTAGAGTGGCCCGGTAAGAGTGGCGCCGTTCTTGATGCAATCGTAATAAAGATTTGCCGCGAAGAAATCAGACCACGCCCAGATGAGATCGATCTTGCCATCGAGAATCGGCGCAACTCTGATGGTGTTGCCGCGCGTGCGGCTGGCGTCGCCGCCTTTGTACGGCGAAAACATTTCGGAGTTAGCCAGGCAAAACTCATAAACTTCTTTCGTTTTATCGCCGTCGCCGGAATCGACGAGGCCCGCGGTGACGATGTACTCGCGACGGGCGCGAGTCGTTGAAGCGTTAAAGCGTTGAAGCGTTGAAGCGGGATCCCAAACGAATTGCCGCGTTTTCCCATTCTGCATCGGCGCGAGGCCGGAAAATTCGAGAATCTGTTGCCAGCTGACGGCTTCGCCCCAATCGATGAGCGCGGACCACGTCGGCCAATCGGGATGATCCCAGAGAATTCCCCAGGCGCGGATCCCCCACCAAAAACTGTGCTCCTGGACGTCGACGGTGATCGTGAGCAGCTCGGGCTCGAGCGGCAGCTGGCCTTGCACGTAGCGGATCGGCGTGCGCGCAATGACGCGATCGAGATCGTCTTCCTTGATCGTGACGCCGGCGCGCGCGTACGGCAGGCCGAGCGTGAAATTCCAAAACTTAACGAGCGCGGAAACGTCGCCCTTGGCTTCGACGAATTCCTTTGCGATGAGACCCCAGTACTCAAACGGGTTGTAAGCGGACCAGGCGTGCGCGCTTTCTTTGTCGGCCGGCGCGAACGGATTGTGTTTGACCCACCAGAACCGATCTTCCATCCAGAGCAGGTCGGTCCATTGGATTTCTTTTTTGCAATGCGCGCACTCGTATGTGGCGCCGCGCTCGAGCGCGTCGATGTCGTACCCGATTTTTACCTTTTCGGTTTTCGTCGGGTCGTCGATGCGCGGGCGATCTTCGTAAATCGCGAACTGGCTGAACTTGAATTGGCCGGTCGTTTCTTCGCGCCATTTCTCGCGCGCCGTTCCTTTCGGAAACGGGACGTGATTTTCATCGAACGGAACCAGCTTTTTCTCGATGAAAAACGTGAGCCGCTGCCAGCCGGCTAAATTTGGATCGTACGAAAGCGGCGATCGACCGGGCTCGACGTCATCCCAGGACGGCGGGACGAATGCTGTAGTCACTTCGCTGCGCGAAGTCTTTTCTGCGCTGCAGTGCGGGCACGGCAGATAGCAATAACGCTGCGAGCGGGCGAGAAAAGTTTGCCAGGTAGGTGATAGCTCGCCGCCTTCACCTGGCGTCGAGTTTTCCAGAATCAGCCGGGACGCCGAAAACAGTTTGGTGCGCGCGATGATCTTGTCGTCGCTGGCTGCGTCGCGATGGATGCTGCGCCGGCAACGGTCTTTTTCATTGACGATCGCGAGCTCGGCGTTGAACCCGTGCAGATCCGCTTCGGCGCCGCTGCCGATGATGCGCAGGAATTTTCCGCGAAACGATTTGACGAGCGTGGTCCAGAATTTGCGCGATGCCGGGTGCGGCGGCGGCGCGATCGCGAGCGCGCGGACCGGCTCGCACTGCAGTAAAAATTCATCCAGCTCGCTCCGGACAAACTTCGATGCGCTAGACCTGGTGGGATCCAGCCAGATCGCCCAGCCGAATCTTTCGGCGATCCAGTACAACGCGACGCAGATTGCAAAAAGCGTTTTCCCGATTCGCGCGCTGGCGCAGAACGTGAAGAAATGAACGAACCGCTGCTGAACGATATCGTAGAGGCCACGGAAGATCGGGCAGCGCGACGTGCGCATCCGCCCCGTGCACGGTCCGCCGCTTTCTTCCGGAATGACGACGTGCTTGTCGATCCATTCGAACATCCGGATCCGCGGCCGCGGCCGGAGCGTGGCGCGAATTAACCCGCGCAGCCAATCAATCGCATTAAGATAATTTCCCGGAGGAGTCGCCGCGGCGACCCTGTCTCGGCCGACAGCGCTTCTAGCCTGTCGTCTTTTCTGAACGTCGAGCACGCTTGCGCGTGGGTGTCACAGGGCGACGTTTGCGACGTGGTTTTGTTATCTCTGGCGCATTGCGAGCAGCTGACGCTGCTAGAGTTTGATCTGTACGAGCGTCTTTTTCGGAATCGTTTGCTTCAACGTTTGAATCGTCTCGATCTTCAGGTGCGCCATCAACTGCGATCGCGCGCCGCCCGATCCGCCGCAGCGTCTCTTCCACGGCCAGGCGAATCAGATCGATAAACGCGGCGCGATCCTGACCATCGAAGCTGACTTTCGCGTAAAGCGCTGCGGTTTCTTCGTCGAACGGAAACTCGGCGAGAATTTCTTCGAGCGGTGGTTCGATATATTCAGCCAGGTTCAAATCTTTGATCACGGCGTCCATCTCATCGCGCAGCGTTTGCTCGGCGTCGGAGACGTCGCGCTTCAGCACCATGAAACGGGCGGCGCGTTGCGGATAAAGCGCCAGCTTGGAATTGATCGCGGCGAGCATTGCGCCGACCGGAAGTTCGAGCTCGGTCGCTACCAGGAGAAGATTGTCGCCGCGAGCGATCCGGCGCTCAGCTTCCTGGCAGAGCAATTCTTCGCGATACATCTTCCAATCGCGAACGGTTGTTCGGTCGCCGTCCTGCTCGTCATCTTCGAGTGTTTCATCTGCGCGATTCCGTCCGGTCTCGAGCATGAAATGCATCCAAGCCACGACGTCGTGGCGTCCGTCCGGGCGCGGCCGCGGCCATTTGTCTGCAAGATCCGGATGCAGGCGAGGATTCCGCCAGTTCTGCAATGACTTTCGCGTGACGCTCACGCCAAGCCGCTGCGCCAGGATCCGGGCGAGCTCGTCCCAGGTCTGCGCGAAATTTAGTTGTTCCGCTGCTGGATTCTGTTTCTCCTTAGCGCGCTGCAGTTTTTCTTCTTCGCGTTTGGTGAGAGTGTGGCCGGCGCCGAGTTTGCGAATGATGTTCGCAAGCTCTTTTGTCTCGAGCTTTTCGAAATCCGCCGGCGTGAGCTTCACGCCAGCGCGCCAATGTCAGCACCGAATGTTGGATTTCATGCGTCGCCCTCGTTGAAGTCGAAGCTGCCTTGTTTATCTCGCCTGATTGCTCTGGCCGTGGCTTCGTAGGAGTCGTTTATCGGCGCTTTGTTCTCCAGCGTGGCTCCGTGTTCCCAGAAGTGGCGCCAGCCTCGTTTGCGCTTGCGTCCAGCGGCGGTATGCCTGTCCAGCGCGAAGTCTGGAATCGCCTGTTGAGGCCTCGGCGCTTCGTACATCGCGATCAACGCGTGATCGACTGTGCGAGATTTCGGTGCGCGGCTGAGAATTAGTACAGCGTGAACGAGGAAAAGACGCTCTGGCGCGTGCTTTGTATCCTTCCGCTTGGCCTGCTCCCGCCAGTTCTGATAAAGCGAGAGAATCGTCGGAGCGACGCGATTGTCTGCCAGCCCCACGTCCTCGCTGGCGATGATTCTGAGCCGTTTCCAGACGTATTCCGCGAATCCTGAGAGATCGAGCTCCGTGGCCCAGAAGAGCGCTTGCTCTTCCAGACCACGGCGAATGCATTTTTGCAGCGCGCTCGAAACCTCGGCGCAGTTGTAGCCGCCTTTGGTCGTTAGTTGCGCGAAGGTCATAAGAGCCCGTTCTCCTTGAATGAATAGCTCGCGCCTTCGGCGACGATGACGTGGTCGATTAGCGGAATGCCGAGAAGAGCGCCGCAAGCGCGCAGTCGATCGGTGACTGATTTATCAGCGTCACTCGGAGTCGGCGCGCCGACCGGATGATTGTGCATCAGGACTATTGCAAAGGCGGCGTTAGCGACTGCCGCGCGAAAGATTTCGCGCGGATAAGCGATCGTCTCGGTGATCGAGCCAATACTAACTAGATTGAACGCCTGAACGTCGCCGTCTGCGTTGAGCAGAAGCGCGACTAGATGCTCTTTGTCGGCGTCAAACCAAGCTTGTTTCGCGATTACGTCTCTCCAGTACGTGTGCGCAGTCGTTGGAGTCGCTCCGTGCCCGCTTGGCACTTCGCAGACGCGCATGACTTTTACCATGTAAGCTTTTGCGTCGTTCATGGCAGTTAGGCCGCGATTGCTGCGTCTGTGAGGAACAACGTGACGGTCTCGAGCATCGTCACGCAAGCGGGGTCGATCACTGCTTCGCCGCCATATTGCGCGAGGTCGCGGCAGAACTGGACTTCATGCGACGCTCCGTTCCCGCAGTAGTAAACATCGATGCGGCAGAGCATCGTGCGCGCGATCGCCAGCGCTCGCTCCGCGCTATTGGGCTGCCCGTCGGTGATAACGACGATATGCTCTGAATTGAGTTTTGCGGCCTCGCGCAAAGCGCCATGCAGCGAAGTTCCGCCGCCTAGTCGCATCGTGCCAAATCCGCCGCGGGGCGCTAACTCATTGAATGACTCCCAAGTCGTTACACGCTCCGAACGATCAGCGAACAATATCACCGCCGCGTTTTCGAGTTTGCTCACCACGCGCAACATGCAATCGCGCATCGCGTCGAATTTAGTTTTGCCGGTCGCTCTAACGATGTCGCACATGCTTCCCGACACATCGCCGATGATTACTTTCTCGGCTTTCTCGTGAGTGAGCGCCGCGTTGAATGCCTGAATGGCCTTGTCTTCGTTTTCTGTACTGATTAGTGGTTTCATTTTTTTGGGTTCTTTCTGTTTTTGGGTTTACTGCGAAAACTTTTCGAGAAGCTGATAGGCGCCGTTCACTGCCTGCGCCGCTTCGAGCGCGCCGCCCTTATCTGGGTGATGAATGCGAACGAGCGAAATCCAAGCCGCGCGCACGATCGACTTTTGCAGCGGCGGTTTTGGCTTGATTCCCAGCACTTTGGCTGCGAGCGCTAAGCTTTTGCAGCGCGTCGCGAGAAAGTCGGAGAACGTTTTCGGGATTTTAGGGGCGCGTTTGGCCCGGACTTTCTGGGGCGTCACTGGCGTTGGTGTCGGCTTTGGGGCCGCTGGCGTTACTCCGGCTGCGGCAGCGGATGCGAACTCCGCCGGCGAATTGAAAACTCTGGTCGCTATCGCGCTCCAGGAAGTTTTCGATTTGGAGCGACTGCCGAAGCGGTACCGATAAGCGCCCGTTTTTTTGCAGACGTAAATCTCGCCTGCCATCCACTCGGCGAACGCCGGCCGCAATTCTTTTAGATCGGTCGGGCTGATCCTGACTGCATTGCTCTGCATTGGTTGTTTGCCGGTTTGGTCGGTTGGCTCATCCGTGTTTCTTGTTTTTCTTTCCTGAACAAATTTCGAATCCGGCAGTCGTGACGTCGCGGGAATTCAATCGTTAGGCTGAAAATAAAGTTCAGCCCATTTTTCGTGGCGCTCGCCGTTTGGCAGGGCCGATGCTGACAAGCTGCCGCTGTGCCCCGCCTTTGATTATTGTATTACAACAATCAAGTGACGACGGGCTTGGTCTGCCTGAATAAGAAATGCGCGCGGTGCTCCGGAGTGTCCGCGAGTTTTAGCAGCTGACATTCCTGGCGGTATTGTTCCGGCGCGATCTTGTGCATCACTACTTTAATGCCGCGCCTCCGCGCATCGCGCGCTGCAGCTTTCAGAATCATGCGATGAAACGCCAGCGGCCGACCCGGGATGAAGAAATCGCAATCTTCATCGCTGACGAAATCCGGCATCAGTAAGATTTTCGCGTGCCGGTCCGCGTCTTTGAGCGCGTCAGCAATCCACTGTAATGCGATCGCGCGAGCATCCTGCCAGGTCACGCCGGCAGTGTGACGGTTCACACGGCGGGAATCCAGCCGATATCGGCCAAGTACTTGAAACGTTCTTTTTGTTTGCCGAGCGCGATCGTGATGTCGCGTGTTTCGTCGTCGATCGTGACCTTCGTGATCTTGTCGATCTTTTGGTCGCGGTAAAACCGGACCAGAAGCGGATCCGGCAGCTTGAGTGCCTCTTTGTTCGGCATGTTTCATTGGCCTGTTTTTTAGCGGGTCGGCTCATCCCGGTTTGAAGTTGTGGATCGTTCTATCGAATCAGAAGGGCAAGTTCAACGTTATTTTCTGCACGCCGGCGTAATCGCGCTTCCGCGTTCCGGAGTGACCGCCGAAGTTGAAGACGTCTCCCCATTTTCTGCGGAGAAGATCGACGTCGTTCTTTTCGGTCGCGCTGGTCCGGAATGCAGCCTGGCCGCCTTTGCCGGTGAATGTTTCTTTCTGGCAAAATGTGTACCGGCAATTTTTGAAACACATTCGATGGCGATGCGCGTTCGCAGCAGCGATGTCGAAATCGTTCTTCGCGACGATGCGCGGATCGAATCGCAAGCCGTGGCCGGTGCGAAATCCCATCGCGCAGCCGTTGATGTAGCCGGTGAGCATGAACGGCTTCAGGCCGGTGTAATAACGCAGGGCGCCGTTGCTCGCTTCCCAGCCGAAATAAAACGCGCCGATGTCGCGCGCCATGATGAACGTCGCGCGAATGATCTCCTCGATCAGTAGCGGATCCCGGATCGTCGATTCTTCACCTGGCTCAACGAAGCAGCGCTGCAGACTGGCGATATCGTCATCGACTAACACGATTGCTTCGCGGTCGCGCACGTGGTCGAAGATCCAATTTAACTTTGGAGTTAAACCTTTGACGGAATCCGGATGCGTGAGCACGCGGCCGGCGCCGACGATCTTCGCGTAATCAGCGCGCTGACTTGCCGGGACGCACACGACGGCGCTCGGGACGAGCCGATGCGTCGTCATCGTTGCCGCCCTGGACATCGATGGAATGACGATTTTCACGAATTGATTTCAGGAAACGCTTGAACGGGACCGCGCGGCCAATGCCGATGCCGGTCTTTTTGTACGATCGCTCGGTTTCCACGCCGCAGAGTGTTTGCAGAAACGCGAAGTCGCTCTCGTTATCGGTGAAGACGAGAACGTAATCGTATCGCTCATTCAACTTCGCAGTGATTGAAAACTCGCCGTCGACCGCGGTTGAGTCGCGCATGAGCTTGTCGAGCTCGTCCTGGTTGAATGCAGAGAGCTCGATATCGGACGCGTCGAGTTCAGAGAGCAGCTTCGCGAGCTTGTCGTTATCGGTGATCGACATCGCCGGCAGTTTGTTGTCGGCGAGAAGATCGCGGCGCTCTTCAGCGAGCGATTTGTATTGCTGATATTCGACCGGCACGAGCCAACCGCGACGTTTCGCCATTAGCCAGGCTCCGTGGCCTTTCGTAATGAAACCGGAGCGGCGCGAAACGACGACGGCTTTCCGCCAACCATTTCCTCTTCGTTTGTCTGCAGGCCTCTGCCACAAGCGGCCGCCAGAAACAATCCCGGTACCGGCAATCACGCGCTCATAAGCATCGAGTTGCTTCGCAGGATGTTCGCGATGCGCGTTGTCCGGATGCGCACGCAAATTGTCCGGATGTTCAAGCTTGTCGAATTTGCAGTACACCGGAATCCCTGTCGCGAGGATCGGTTTCTTTCGACGAGCAAATTTCATGGGAAGTTCGTTTTGGGATTATTCGTATGAAAATGAAGAGTGTCGTAAAGACCCCTGGTGGGGGGCTGCACCGTAAAAGTTATCTCCGAGGGGGCTGCTGTAAGCCTGCGTGGCAGGCCACCGTGGCACGCAGAACGCGTCCAGTGAGTCATGTGTATCTCCGTGCGGGCGTCTTCATTGCCACGGATCATTAGCACTGTCGCCATACAACCACTTCAGGAACGAATAGAATTCGCCGAGCTCCTGCCTGGCTTCCTCGAAGTCCACGA